TAGGGATAGCTATAATTTCAGTTGTATCATTTTTAATTTATTTGCTTCTTGCGTATCTAATGCTTCCGAAACCGTTTGAGCGTATTGGCAAGGACGATGAGGTATCACTAACCAAACCAGTTCAGATAATCACTAGTGAAGAGCTAAAGGGTCCTTGGACATCCAGTTCCGGTTCTTCACTAATTTTCTATATCAACCCAACACTTGTAGACAGAACAGCACAATCAGGTAATGAATATGCACAGGTAGTACAAATTGGCTCAAAGCAAACCTTTCAGCTTCTAGTAGCTCCTGATGCAGGTCGTGGATTGAACATGGCCCCAGCTCGTCTAGAGATTTTTGTAAAAGGGTATCAAAATCCTGAATATGCAGAGATACCTAACTTTCCTCTACAGAGATGGACTGCAGTGGTCATCGTAAAGAATGGGCGAAGATTTAATGTATATTTGAATGGAACTCTTGCGGTAAGCCATACATGTACGGCAATGCCTGATTTTGATGATACACAGCCATTAAGGGTTGGTGACAAGAGACTAGGAGGAACCATCTCTTTATTGAGCCTTGCTCCTTATGCTATGAAGACAAATGAAATACGTGAATTAACAAGGAATTCAGTTGATACCTCTGGTAAACCTTATGTTCCATTTACAATGATGTCTATATTCCAGCCTATCATGCCATCTTTACCAAACATTGGAATGTGGTGTCCGGGTGGAAATTGCACAAAACCTAAGAAAGCGGGTCCTCTAGAACAGTGGTCGTCCCCCTACGCATAAACTGTTTCTTAAAATAGAATGGAACCTTCACAAATGGTTATAATGGCTGTTTTAGCAATCGTAATCGTAATAGCACTTTTTTACTTGTGGAAGTGGCTCTATGGTAACAGTGACATGCAGGACATGGTCATTTATAGTTCACCAAGCGATGGGCTACCTGCAAAGGATAAGACTGCTAAGGTCTTTTCTGGCACCCAAGTCCCTCAAATATATGCTGGTGGCGAGTATTCTATTAGCACATGGATATATGTAACTAACTGGGGTATTAATAAGGGTAAGAACAAGCCATTTTTGGTTCTATCCGGTGGTTCTTCAGAGGCTTCTGGTGTAATGACACTAGTCATGTATCTAGGGCAATACACAAATAAACTTGGTGTTCGCGTAAGTGTCGAATCAGCCGACAATAAGAATGGAGATCTAACATTCGCGCGTGATTATGCGGCCATTGTTGCAGGAACATCTCCTTACACAGATTCATCCCCAGACTTCAAGAAGTGTGATATTGAACAGGTAGACTTACAGAAGTGGGTAAATATCACGGCTGTTCTAACAGGTCGCACAATTGATATATACATTGATGGTAAGCTCTCTCGCTCCTGTTTACTAGACGGCCTATTCAAGGTCGATGGTGAGACACCCACGCTAAAACTCGGTGGCCCTGATGGGTTTGGTGGCATAATTGGAATGACACGTGCTGCTAATTTCGCATATTCCCCGGATAGAGTGTACTCCTACTATCAGGAGGGTCCTTTCGCAGGGTTCTCCTTCAGTAGTTTGGACCCAGGTAGCTATTCGCTCGATATCAAGCGAAAGGGCTCAACGATCTTCAGTACATCAACTGAATAAGCAATATAGATTTAAAATATCATATGTGTAATTTATATTTTACATGTGATATCAAGAGTGCTTATTTTAAGGAGTCAAAGGTAGATGGAAGCCACTGGTGTTTCAATGACAGGTACAGACCCCTTATCACAGATACTTAGTGGCGTGGCTATAGTTATGGCTCTATATATTTCATTGTCTGTGGGTGAGTATATCTATAACTCATTTATGGCCATGTTTAAGGATCGCGTAGAACTTTTCCCTAACACATACGTGTCCGGTGCTAAGATGTTAACAGCACTACAAAACCCTCTAAACCCTGCATCAAAGACAATATATTTCTCTGATAACCAGCGTTCCGGCGTAGAATTTAGCTATGCAATGTTCATTAATATTAAGAGTGATACATTCTCAAAGGGTGAGCACAAATTATATCACATTTTACACAAGGGATACGGACAAGTATATCCTTTACTAGGACCCGGTATCTTCTGCTGGGGTGATACGAATAAGTTACGTGTCTTCATGAACTGCTTCGATACATGGGACAATTATGCAGAGATTGAGAATATCCCTGTCGACAAGTGGTTCCACTTAACACTAACATGTAAGGGTAATACATTATACCTCTACATTAATGGAAACTTGAAGAAGAAGATGCCATTATCAAACAATACGCCTCCTTACCAGAACTATGGTAACGTATATGCTTTTAGCCCTCGTAGAATTACACTCAATAAGACAATTACAACCTCACTAGAGAATGATCTTGAATTCATGGGTTCACAGCCTGCCTCAACAATGGAATTTGATGGAGCTGTGAAGGGTATGATTAGCAGAGTATACTATTTTGGTTATGCTTTGACATATAGTGAAATTCAGTCTCTCATTAATATGCAACCTTCTACGGTAATGGATAGCCCTGATATGTCGATGGTTCCTTACTTATCAGACACATGGTGGGCTAACCGTCAAGGCCCATAAAGGGGGCTTCGCCCCCTTTGACCCCCACATGGCTAGGCGTAGCCAAAGCCCCTATCCCCTATTCAGCGGTCTAAAACGTATCTCTTCTTCTTTCGTAAGAACAAGAAGAGATATGCCTGGCGGTGGATTATATATATTAGTCGCCTACGGCGCTCAAAACGTGATTCTAAGTGGAAATCCGGATTTCACCTATTTCTATATGGTTTTAAAGAAATATAGTCATTTTTCCTTCGAATCTGTTACACTTCCACTGGAGGGCCCGCAAGAATTGTTCTTTGATGAACCTATTAAACTTCGTGCTAAGATCCAACGCGTAGCCGATTTACTATCTGATTTGTATTTTACATTTACATTACCCGATATTTACTCTAAATATTTCGATCCTAATTTACCAGGTCCTACCAATGGGCGTTCGCAATACAATTTCCAGTGGGTCCGCTATATTGGAGCACAGATTATCCAGAGTGCTACCTTCTTAATTGGAGGAACGCAGGTTCAGCAATTTGACAGTGATTATATTATATCAACTGCTTTTACTGATCAGGATGAAACACAGTATAACAAGTGGCAACAACTAGTTGGCGATGTTCCTGAACTCTATGATCCTGCAAACGGCCAATATTCCGGCGCTGGAGAAAGTTCAATTATAAGAACACCTGGTTATTATCCCAGTGTGTATAAAAATTTTGACCCAGCAATTAAGGAACAGAACAATTTTCCTTCTATTCCTGGACGCGATATTACACTACCCTTATCATTCTGGTTTTCGCAGAATTCTGGCCTAGCTCTACCATTGATTGCGTTACAATATCACGAATGTGAAGTTCAACTTACTTTAAGACCAATTAGAGATCTCTATACTGTCTTAGATCCATCTGGTTACAGAGTTCGTCCAGAATTCATGGTAAATGCTTCTAAAGCACAGCTACAAATGGGTAATGTTGGATATATACAAAATGCTGAACAGGGGATATATATTAATCAATATTTAACTGATATTGGATATGCCGTTCCTAAAATGAACACATGGCCACTCAATCCTAGGTTACAGGCTACATATGTATATTTAACTGATAGTGAACGTAAGACATTTGCGTCCAAGCCATTGAGTTATATTGTCAGACAAGTTACAAATTATCCATTTCCAAGTATTTCTAGTAGGCAATTATTTGACCTCTACACACATAATCCGGTTCCTCGCATTATTGTAATTCCTAGAAGATCTGATTCAACACAGTATCTCAATGCCTGGACTAACTATACCAATTGGTGGAGATATGGAAAGGCACCATTTATTCCTGCTATTTCTGCCGTTCCAATGGGCGGTTATTCGGGCTTGAATGTTCCATCAATGCAACAAGATATTATTAGAAATATAAGAATTGTTTGTGATGGTAACGAAGTACAAGAAATAAAACCATTTCAGTATTTTAATGAACTGAGTTCCTGGAAATATGCTACGGGTGTATTTCCAGATGGCCTAGCAATTTACAGTTTTGCCTTAGATACATCAAAATGGATGAAGCCGAGTGGCTCATTAAATACAAGTAGAGTAAAGAATTTCCAATTAGATATTGATCCATGGCCCTTGGCACAAGATACTATGTATTTGATTAATTACGAAGTCTATGTTGAAAGTATTAATTTTTTAGTCATCGAAGGTGGTATGGGAGGAATGAAGTATGCGATATAAACTATTTATTATATTAATCCTAATAAATTAGATGAGCTTGTTAACACAAGTTGCTAATAAGATCCAATACACTATTTCACAGGCTGTAAATGATCCTAAGGCTGATGAATATGCAAGACAACAGGCAATCCAGGCTAAACAAGATGCAGAAGCTAAAGCAAGAAGAGATGCTGCTGATGCAAGTGCATCTGCTAAAGAAAAGGAGCGCTTGAAAGCTGAAGAAGATGCCAAGGCTCTTGCAGAAAGAAGTGAATTCAAGCCAGTTAGAGCAACCACCAATGTAGCAGCAGGAATTATCAAGGGATTTATGAATTTTATTTTAACCTTGCTTATCTTGTATGGTGGTCACTTGGCAGCAAATGAAGCCATTGGATATAAGATACCTTTTCGTGTTCTAAGTTTTGTTTATGGATGTCTTTTCTTTTTCATAGAAATTCCTAAGATGCTTTTTTACAGATATTGGTATCAGATTAAGCCACCCTATTATACATATTTCCCTC